TGTAATCGAAAACGATGTCCGTTTGTGCGGGCTTCCAGCGCCTCAGCAAACATTCAAGGTCCTGCGCAAATCCAATCCGCAAATGTGGGTCTTTGCCAGCCCGCCCAGACCCAACCCGAAACCACATCAGCGGTGCTTCATGGACATGAACCTGCCAGTAAAACCGCATTTCTGGCGGACCTATCCTCCAACGAAAGTCAGGGGATACGGGCCGCGTCTCGGTTTCCACCGTTGTTGCTGGTGTTCCGTCCCAACGCGTAAAGGTGTCGGTAGGAGGTCGGCCAAGGAATGCCTGATCGAAATTTATAGTTCCTTCGTTGAGTGCATTGTAAAGAGAAAACCCGATGGCTAATGGTCCGGTGCCCATCGCAGAGATATCGATCGGGTCAGTCCAATCACCGTTATTGTCGATATTTCTCCATGCAATTGTTTTCGCATCGCGATCAACAAACACGCCGACCCATTCCTTCGGGACGAAGGCGCAATTAGTTTGAGCAACTTTTACGCCATTAAACCAAACATCCCCGTCGCCAAATAGCGCAATGCCGTTCTTGTCTGCTCCAAACCGATTGTCCAGCGACGCTGTCGTGTTGACTACGCCAATCCCAAATCCGCTTGCCTGTCCCGCCCGCGCATCGCAGACAGCCTCAACGTACATTTGCTCGGATGTGCTCGCATTAGAGACAACACCGGACCAAATCCCGTCATTGCCGGTTTTAGTTGCCGTCAACTTGTCATCAGACAACAAAGTGAACACCGATCTCCGCTGAAACCAACTGTGCTGAACCGGTGGCGTCGTTACGAACGTTAGTCTGCCGGGTGTGTCATTCCAGAATTCCATTCCGCGTGTATCACCGACCTGCGATATACCGGCTGTGAACGGAGCGAATTCGCTGATCGTAATGTCGTAGCCAAGCCACTTGGAAACATCGATGAACCACTGCCGGTCTTGCGCCCCCAGCAGCGTCATCTTGAAAACCAGCATCGTCTGCCGTTCGGCGATGCTCTGCGTGGTCTTGAAGCACGGGTCCGGCAAACCCCACGCGCGTTCCCAATCTGGAAGCAACTCTATCGTTTTGCGCGGATCGCTCTCCCGTTCTAACAAGTCGCCAGCGCGGCCATCGACATAGCCGAAAATTTGCGCCAGCCCGCGCACCGCGCGCATAAGCACGCTTTCGGGCCCACGCGGCCACGCTTGGCCGTAGGGTAATAGGCTGGCCAACGCTGTCGCGTAATCGTCACCGCTGCGACGAATATGCCTGTCAATGTTAACCTGCATAGATCACTGACCCCAGCAATGCTAAATGACCAGGACTGGGCATCGGGGTCGTATCGAAGACCAATTCAAAATGATCAACACCGAGTGCGTCGGCTATGGCCACCTCAACCCAGGACCGATAGATCGTTTCCCCAGGGATGGCCCTTTCCAACAGCATATTTCGGATGGATACCTCGATCGCCTCCCGCGTAGATGGTGAGTCGGTAACGAGCTTGTTGATATGCATATTGATAGGAAATCTAAGCGGCGCTACAACAAATACATCTTTCACCGCCACCGGACGCTTGGTAGAGAGATATGTTTCAACTGCCAGCACATCCTCAGCCAACGGAATCCCGTCGTTGTTGGCGCGCAGATCGTCCATCATGAATCGAAGGGTGACGGTTCCCATGCCTTGTTCTAATGGACTGCACCACGCCCGAGTCACGCCCGGTACCGACAGCGCCCAGGCTTCGTAGTCGGTTTTGTCGCCGCCCATGGGCGGCTGCTGTATGCGTTGCAAAACGCGGAATCGCAATTCGTCATCTGTTTCGGTGTCAGCGCCGCCACCTAGTCCGCCATAGACCGTCGCTGTCCGATCGACATTGTTCACGATTGGTGAGAACGAAAGGGTCTCACCACTATCCATGTTGCCCGCAGCGCCTGGATCGAGTGCGCGGATATGGACTGGCGACGCTGATACGCCGACAACGATTTGCTCCGTGGTCTCGTAGGTCCACTGCTGCCCTTCCACGGCGGAAGATACCAGCGTTGATCCTTGCGGGACGATGATGCCGATCTGCCCGGTGACCATCACGACACCAGTCGCGAGCGTGGCCATCTTGCGCCCGCGCGTGCCGTCGGAATTTGCCAGCCAGATCGTGCCGTGCCGATCCAAAAATTCAGTCTCGGCGCTATCCGGCAAAAGTTGGAGTGCGAGCCAATCTAAATATTGCAAATTGAGGTGCGCAAGCCCGCTTTGCCCGTCTGACATGACGCGCAGGACGCTGTTCGGTGTGGACGCATCGGCGCCCGGCAGCGATCCGCGTATAAAATCGCGAACCATCGTCCTCACGTCTTTGAGGCTGGGCGTCGTCCAGGGCATGGTGTGCTATTCTCTCGATTGCTCGGCGCAGACCGAGAAGTCGCCGAGGGCCAGCGCCTAATTCTTCAGGGCAATTCGGCTTGGCCTTCGCGAATGCCGCTCCACAAAATCGAGTATCGCAATTCAATCGCCGAAATCGGCCCGCGATAAATCCGCACTAGCGCATCGATCCGCTCGCGCCCAATCCGGTTGGCGACCACATCCATGCGTGACGCAATCCGTCTGTCGATGAATGGCTGGATCGCTTCACGGATGTACTGCTGCACCCACGCTACGGTTGCGCCGCGCCGTGAGCCAGGGCCGTCGATCTTGCTGCGTTCGAGCAACCACAGTCGCGAGCCGATCGGCCAGCCGTTCCAGATTTCTTCGGCGTCCAGGTCGCCCCACCAGCCTTGCCGATCAGTTGAGTCCGGATCAGGCAAAATGTCCTGATCACTTGCCAGCCGGTTGGTTCCGAGCGCGACCATGACCGCGCTGGCCAAGGCCTGCGTGTCGTCGAGCGTGCCGTCATCGAGCAGCAACCAATCGAGTGTGACCGACTGCTGGTTCGGAAAGAACGCCGTCTGAACCAGACGAATGTCAGGCGCGTAGCTTGTAATGTCGCTGACCATCGTTCGCTACCCAACCCTGCCCCACACGTTCTTGGCGGGCCCCTTGGTCGTCAGCACCTTGCCGAAATCGGCCTCACCCTTCGGGTATCCGAGCCAGACTTGCTTATCACTGCTGCAATCGACGTAGCCCTTCTTGTCCGAGAGCTTCAGTTGCGAGCGGTTACCCGACACGTTGGTCTCGTCGCTTTTGACCTCGACATAGTTGATCGAATTCGCGCCCGCCTCCGCGACCGCCTTCTGGCCGGTCGGCTTGTTTTGCTGTCCCTGTTGCTGGCCGCCACCGCTGCCGCTGCTTCCGCCGCCATCAGCCGCCAGCGTGCCCACGCCCGCCTTGGCAGCCCCCTGCTGCTGACCCTTGCCTTGCGGCGGACCCTTCTTAGCGCTGCCCTGCGGCACAAGCTGCATGCGCACAGTCTTGCCCTGCGGCGCCGACCAGAACCCGCCCTTCGTCGTCATGTGGAATTGCTGATCGTCATCCTTGGTCCGATACATCGCGGTATCGCCCTTCTCCAGGCCCATCAGCCGATGGCGGCGATCATCCATGTTGCCAGCGACCGGAAAGCTGCGATTGCCGCCGATGAATGAGATGAAGGTTTCGGCGCTGCTGATGATCTTGCCCATCGCATCTTTTTCAGCATCCATCACGACCGAGGTGAATCCATAGTTCTGCGGCGACTCGATCGCCTTGCGCGCCTCGTTCTTCATGAACCCGCCTGCCATCTCTTGCATCAATTTTCCGTCGTCGGCCTTGTCTACGGTCGAGCGCGCGCCGCCCGCTGTGTAGCCGCGAAATGAACTGTTAGCCGGTGTCGCACGATGCATGCCAAATCTCCTGTTAACTTGCCGGTCGCGATGGACTGCCAGCGATAGCAGCGCCAACATCCCGCAGGCTAAATCCCTGCGGCCACATTGGCAGCGAAATCCTTAAGCGCTGATCGCGTAATAGCTCTGGCATCACCAAATCGAGTGTTGTCAGGGTGCCGCTGTTGTTATCCTGCGTGTACGTCACGGTCATGATTTTTAGTTGATCTGCGAGCATCGCCATGGGGGACATCACGTTGACTTTGTCGCCCGCATGCCACAGGCCCCCACCGGGCATCAACCATCCCTGCACCGTGACGGTCGCTTCGATGATCGTGCCCTCGTGCCATATTTTTTCATTGTCGGCGCGCATTTTGCATTCTTCGTTGGTCTTAACCGGGTTCTCGGATGGCGTTATTTGCAGGCTGTCCACAGGTGCGGTGCCATCGGCATCACCGTGCAATTCGCTCGCCGCAGTTCCATTCTGGTCATCACTGGCCGGTGTCTGACAGACCACCTCATACTTCTTGAATGTTTCCTTGATCGAAATCGTGCACTGCATTTTTAGAATGTTGACGCCCTCTTCCAGCGTGGCCTTGGGACTGAAATTGTGCGGGCCTATCACCAGGAAATGCCCATCCGGGCTAGACCCCAAAACGACTCCAAGCTGACGTGCGTGCCGCTCCAAGAAGTCCCAAGTCGTTTCCCCGATGTTGGCTTGCGGCGGAGGGTCGATAATCCAGCCAGGAACGTCCCCGACCTGATCCACTTCTATGCCATAACGCCCCCAGACCTTCTTAGCGATCTGCATGTAATTCATATTCTCAAACACGCCGTCCTTTTGATCGACGCTCGACTTCGCCGCCCACTTGGAGATGCCAACGCCCATCAATTCGACGAGGTGCTGGTTAGCGTCATAGGCGACCTGACGGCTTTCAATGACGCCGGTCACGGCACGAAACCCGCTGAGGCTGATGCTGCATAGATCGCCCGGCCTGAATTGCAATTTTTCCCAAAACGGTGGGTCACGTTCCGCCATGGTGAAACGGAATAGCGGGAACGACTCGGCCCAGCGGCACTGCACCCATACGGATTCCCAGTCTTTGAAATCCTGGCCGCGAACCGTCATTAAACATTGTTCACTGAGCGGAACGGGCATTTGTAATCACTCACGCCGATAGGGCAATTCCTGTCGCCTGTGCAAAGGCCGGATGCACGGTCTTGTTTTCCGCCCGAATTTCGTCAGCGCGACTGGCATCCTGATAAAGCTTGTATGCCATCACTAACGTCGGCTGCGACGCCGCAAACCGGAACTGAACAACACGC